GACTACCTCACGCACACTGTTCACCTCAGTGATGCTGAGGACTTGGCGTACCGACGCCTGCTTGACCTTTACTACATGAGCGAGAAGATGATTCCGCTTGACCACGAGGCTGTGGCCCGCAAGATTCGTCTTGATTTGGACATAACCGAGTCGGTTTTAGGTGAGTTCTTTGAACGTACCGAAGAAGGCTATTTCAACAATCGTTGTCATGCTGAGGTTTTGAAGTATCAACACCAAGTTGAGAATAATCGACAGCTTGGAAAACGAGGCGGCAGGCCGAAGAAAACCGAATCGGAAACCGAATCGAAACCGAAAGATAACCCTAAGAAGATACAGATACAGAAGAAGAATATAAATACATCGTCGAGATTCGACGAGTTTTGGAACGCATGGCCCTCATCGAAACGCAAGGTCGCAAAGTCCGAGTGTCAGAAGAAGTGGGTCAAGGGCGGTTTGGATTCTGTGGCTGATGCCATCATTGCTCAGGTCAACATCCTGAAGGTGTCCGAGCAGTGGACTGGCGGCTACGAGCCAGCACCGCTGACGTACATCAACCAACGTCGTTGGGAAGATGATGCAGGCACGCCAGCCGTAGGTCGGAGGGTGATATGACCCCAGTCGAGCGTATGTTGGGAATGCTGACCAAAGTCAAGGGCCGCAATGGTTCTTGGACTGCCTGCTGTCCAGCGCACAACGACAAGGGGCCATCACTTGCCATCCGCGAGGCTGACGACGGTCGAGTCTTGATTCACTGCTTTGCTGGTTGCGAGACGTTGAGCGTGGTGCAGGCGTTGGGCATGGATATGACCGACTTGTTCCCGCCAGACGACAAGCGCCGCGACTACCCAGTCGAAGGCAAGAAGAGTATGAAGCCATCGTTCTACGCCAGCGACTTGATGCGAATCATCTCGTTTGAGGCGTTGGTGGTTTCCATCTGTGCCTACGACTTGAGTCAAGGCAAGAAGTTGAGCGAAGGCGACAGAGAGCGAATGAAATTATCACAACAGCGAATTGAGGAGGCAGTGAAATATGCAAACGTCTGACGTGCAAAAGAGAGCGCAGGAATTAGACGAGGCTCGTCGAATTCGTATCGTTCGTCCTGATGAGGTGGACTTTGAGAAGTACCTCAAGGCCAACGATGTGGCTCAGAAGGTTCGCAAGACCCATGAGTTTTTGGATGAACTTGAAGAGGAATTGGCAAGCCCAGTCGTTGAGAATTTCCAAACTATGCCGTGGGCTAAGACGCATCATGGCTTTCAGTACCGACCCGGCGAGGTCACCCTTTACGCAGGTGGCAACGGCGGCGGCAAGAGCATGGTCACAGGCATGATTGCCCTTGACCTCATCAAGCAAAAGCAGAAGGTGATGATTGCATCGTTTGAGATGAAGCCTAAGCGCACGCTGTACCGTATGCTCCGCCAATTTTCTGGCGAAAACATTGAGGCTCCACGGTATGTAGAAAAGGCACGCTACTTGACCAACTTGTTTGACCGCATGAGGGGTTACGCAGGCGATGAGATGTGGCTATATGACCAACAAGGCACAGTGACCGCCCAACAGGTAATTGCTGTCTCACGTTACAGCGCGGTGGAGTTGGGTGTTCAACACATCTTCATTGACTCACTCATGAAGTGTGTGTCTGGTGAGGATGACTACAACGCGCAAAAGATGTTCGTTGACGAAATCACATCCCTTGCGCGTGACCACAATATCCATGTGCATTTGATTCATCACATCCGCAAATTGCAGAGCGAGGAAATCAAACCCAACAAGAACGACATCAAAGGCTCAGGCTCTATCAGTGACCAAGTGGACAACGTCTTGATGGTGTGGCGCAACAAGAAAAAGGAACACGACGCACAAAACGGCTCAGTTGACGTAATGATTCCAGACGCTTACCTAATGTGCGAGAAGCAACGCAACGGCGAAGCTGAGGACTGGTACTCGCTTTGGTATCACAAAGACAGTCAACAGTTTGTCGAGTATCACGACTCAGTGCCGATGTCTTTTGACAACGGAGGAAGGTTTTGAATGCCGAAGACGAAAAAACTAGAGAGCGTGAGCATATGTACCGTTGTCTCGTTCGGGAGGTCATCAAGATGCGCATTAAAAGTCGCGATGGCGCATACCGTTGGCTCAACGGTTACGTTAACAGTAGTGGGCGGTATCAGAAAGGGTGGAACGAACTTCACCCCGAATCGAATCTTGAAAAAGATGTTAGAGAACAATGGATTAAAGGCAACCGAGGCAAAGATGGAGAATGGAAATGAACTTTGAAAAAAACTTACTGTCGCAAGGTCAAGCGTTCTTTACGCAAGACGAGTTCAACAAGGCGTTGAGCGAAGCGAAGGCTGAAATCATGGCTGTGGCAATTCAAACAACCAAGCAAGCCATGTTCATGGAGCGTCAGGCTTGCGCTGAGATGGCTTTTGCTTATGAGGCAAAGCTGGCTGGCAAAGAGGACGACGAGAACTTCAACTCGCCACTTGCCAATGACATTCTTAACCGCATACCAGCACAACGCCAATGATTGAACTAACACTTCCTTGGCCTCCAACGGTCAACACTTATTGGCGTAACTTCAATGGTCGCACCATCATCAGTGCAAAGGGTCGCGAGTACCGCAAGGCTGTCGCTGACCAAGTGCTGATTCAACGTGCCGCCAAGCACATCGACTATGCGGTGAAGGTGGAGATTGAGGCGTTCCGCCCAGACCGTCGTCGTCGCGACTTGGATAACTTGCTGAAGGCTCTTTTGGATGCCATGACCTCCGCTGGGGTTATGGAGGACGACGCCCTGATTGCTGACTTGCGAATCTATTGGGCAGACGAGGTCGGTGGCATGGTCAAGGTGACCATAGAGGGGATGGAATGAATTGGATTATTTCGTTGGTGGTGGTGTACTTCCTGTTCACAGGGGAGCCGCCTTTGATTGACGTATTGCACGACCACGTCATGCATTACCTCGCAGAAAAAGAAAAGGGCCGCAAATGAAAACAGAACCAGACTTGATTGACATCTACGCCATGTTTGCTTTGATGGGCCTCATGCAGAAGCCAACCAAGGGCAAGTCAAAGATAGATGTGGCCTACGAGGCTTTCGAGCAAGCGCAGGCAATGGTCGAGGTACGCGAAGACTTCGTAAACAAGAGGGGTGACTGATGGCGACATTTTTGAACATCCTTGGTTTGTTTTTTATGGTATCTGGAATTGCGGCTTGGTTCTTCAGTGGGTTTTTATTGTGGTACTACTGGCTTTGTATGCCAAAAAAGGAGGAGTAAATGTTTGAAACTTTTGGAGATTTCTTTTGGACGTTCATGGCAATGTCTGGATTCATGTTTTGGATATGCCTTGTAATTTTTATTGGCATGGTCATCAAGCGCAACCGCTCAATCAATCGAGCAAAAAGGGGAATGTTTTATGAGTGAAGAGAGAGACCCGCACAAGGCTGTTGACTACATCCTGAAGCACGCCGCGTTGTTTGCCAAAGCAAAGGCGGAGCGTACCTACATTGAGCAGTTCCGTAAAAGCCTGAAAGGGATTTTGATGAAGCGGAGTATGGAGACCGCAATCGGTGCGCAAGAGCGAGAGGCTTATGCCCACCCTGAGATGGTTGAGTTGCTCATAGGCTTGAAGGCCGCAGTTGAGATTGAGGAGAAGTTGAAGTGGGACATCACAGCCGCAGAGTTGCGTGTCGAAATTTGGCGAACAGAGCAAGCAAATAACAGAGCAGAAGGAAAGGCAACGCTATGAAAAAGATTTTTATTTTGGTTTGCGCAGTGGGCGCGTTGGTTGGTTGTTCGTCAAACAAGGAGCCGCACGTCACAGTGCAGAACCTCATCATGGACAAGAACATTCAGCCGCTGAGTCGCGGTGAACAGATTGACGCCATCAAGGACTGCCAAGAGGCTGGCTTACGCGCCCGCGTGATATACGGCAAGCGCTATGTCAATGGCTACAGCACTGAGACTGTCATCGACGTTCTCTGTTCTAACAAGTATGCGTTTTAATGCTTTTCAATGGGGGGTCATCCACGCTTTGTCGTGGGTGGTCTGCCTCGCGGATGGATGGGTCATCCATAACCACGTCTTGTTTGGCGTAGGTCTATTTTTTATGTTTTATTCAATGCGGAGGATGATTGTGACAGCGACACCAGAGGATGATGAATTTGAGCAAATCATGCGTAAGCAAGAGTCAATGTGGTGGCGCAAGCGTCAAGCCATGACTTTGAAAACCAACATCGAGTCTTTTGATGAGTGGGAACACAGTCATCGACCCGACCAATATTTCATCGAGCGTCGAGCCTACATGGCTGGGTTCGATGCTGGCTCACGCAACGAGCGA